TGGGATTACAGTTTCTGGCGGTACGGTGGTTGCAATTACTGTTGGCACAACTGACATTCTTGGTCTTCCAGTTCGCGTGTTCAACGTGTCCTACGTTGCCAGCGTCAAGAGCAACAACACACTGGCGCAAGACGCTGGTACGTTTGTCGCCGCTGACACTGCAACTGCTACGACCACCACTGGTGACGTTCGCGGTACATACACCCCTGCCACTGCATCGAACGGTATCGTTCGTACAACGATGGGAATTCTGTTGCCAGCAATCGCTGTCGGCCCTAACGCTACTCGCGTTGGCGCTCTCGGCGTAACTCAAGCCTAAAGGAGAGCAACATGGGACAATTTAAACCAATGGTCAAGATGATGACCACTGAGCCTACAGTTGAGTTAAAACTCAAAAAAGGCGGTCACGTTAACATGAAAAAAGGTGGCAAGGCTGAGTCTGGTCACAAGAAGATGGCGATGGGCGGTGGTGCTATGGACATGATGTCTGGCACTCCAGCGCTTGTTGGTCGTCCTGCTGTTAACGCTCCTGTTCGCGCCCCCATGAAGCCCTCTATGGCCTCACGCCGCAAGGCAATGATGGCTAAGAAGCCTGCACCTGCTGTGACCCCTTCTGGCCCCTCTATGGCTATGCCTCCAATGAAAAAAGGCGGCAAGGCTGAAGGTGGTGAGTCCAAGAAGACCCACATGGCTGAGATGTCGAAGATGAAGGGTCTTGAGAAAGAACTGAAGTCTCACGAGTCCAAGCCTGCCAGCAAGGGCCATAAAGGTCTGAAAACTGGTGGTGTTGCCCTTGGCAACGCTGGTGGCTTCAAGAAGGGTGGAAGCGCCAAGAAGTACGCCAAAGGTGGTGGTGTAAAAGGCGATGGCATCATCAACACCGAAAACCAAGGCGGCAAGTACCGCGATACCTTGATGCACACCGCTGAATACACTGGCAAGTCCAGTGGCAAAACAGGCGATGTGAAGATGGGCAACGGTGGTGGCTACAAGACTGGCGGAGTTGCTTTAGGCAATGCTGGTGGCTTCAAAGCTGGAGGCAAAACCTCAAAAAAAGCCTACGCGGCGGGGGGTACTGTTAATTCAGGTCGTCCCGTCGCGATGCCCGAAGGTCGCAAGCCAGTCCCATCGTCAGTAAGAATCAACCAACTGGCTGGTACTTACAAGGATGGTGGGAAGGCCGCCCCCGGTAACCGCAAACTGCAAGCCATTTTCAATTCTGAGAATGCCACTGCAATGCGCGAAGCCAAAACGCAAAGCAACCTGAAATACGGTTCGCCAAAGCGCATGGCTGGTGGCGGTTCTCCTGCCGAATTATCTCGTCAAGGCGCTATCAGCGACCGCGAACGGAAGATGATGGATGAGAATATGTCAAAAGGTTATGACGCTCACTATGCCAACGAAAAGGCAGAGAACGAGGCAGACCGCAAGATGGTGACAGATGCCCTGATGTTCTTGCCACGTCAAGCCAAGAAGGCTTTTAACAGCCTTACTGGTCAAGGCGCGGTAACGACTACAGAGCGTGAAATCAGCAAGACTGTTTCTCCTCCTCCCGCTAAAAAGCGGAGCGGTGGTAGGGCTTGTTAAAAATTGGTAGGGGGTTCGCCCCCTGCTTCCTTTGGAGATTGAAATAATGGGAACTTACTCTTCCGCAACGCGCCAAGGCGCATACGAGCCGTTTGAACTTCAAGTAGCCCGTGGGCAAGTTGATGGTCATAAAACGCTATTTAAATTTGGCATCAACGGCGATGTTGGCACGTCTGTTGAAACAGTTTGGGCGCAGGGCGGCATATATGTGTATCCCGCTTCTGCCACTGTAATGAAAATTTCCAGTTCCAGCGCGGATGACGCGGCGGCTGGTACTGGCGCTAGAACAATTTCAATTGCTGGTCTTGACGCTAACTACAACGAAATTAGCGAAACAGTAATTCTTGACGGTCAGACCGCAGTCAACACTGTTAATAGTTACTTGCGTATTTCTCGTATGTTTGTTGTTACCGCTGGTTCTGGTGCAACTGCCGCAGGCACTATCTATGCTGGCACGGGTACTGTCACCTCTGGTGTACCTGCTACCGTTTACGGCATGATTGCTCTTAACGCAAACCAAACACAAATGGCGTTCTGGACTGTCCCAGCAGGCTACACCTTTTATTTGACTGGCCTGTTCTATACATCTGGCAACACAAACGCAAATGCATGGACAAACTTTCAGTTAATTCAACGCCCACTGGGTGGCGTATTTAGACAGCAAAGTTCTTCACGGGTTCCCGGCAATGGTGACTTTGTGATTGACTTGCATACGCCTATTGCTTTTACTGAGAAGACAGACATTGAAGTCAGGGCGGTCGCGTCTACTTCTCCGTCAAACGTGTCTGCTGAGTTTGAAGGCATTTACATCAAGAACCCCGACTAACCATGCCAAGCAAATCACCTTCTCAACATCGTTTGATGGCGGCGGTTGCTCACAACCCTGAGTTTGCCAAAAAAGTTGGCATCTCTCAGAAGGTCGGCAAGGAATTTTCCAAGGCGGATGAAGCAAAGAAAATGAAAGGCGGTGGCTTGTATGACAACATCAATGCAAAACGCGAAAGAATCGCTGAAGGCTCTGGCGAAAAGATGCGTCGAGTGGGTTCAAAGGGCGCTCCAACGGCTCAAGACTTTAAGCAGTCTGCAAAGACCGCCAAAGTGAAATGAGCAAAAAAAAAGTTAACCTTGCAGTTGGTCGTGGCGAGAAGTTGCCTGTTGAAAAAGGTGCTGGATTAACAGCCAAAGGTCGGGCAAAATACAACCGTGAAACTGGAAGCGATTTAAAGGCTCCACAGCCCAAAGGCGGCGCTCGAAAAGATTCTTTTTGCGCACGCATGAGTGGTGTTGTGGAACATTCAAAAGGGGATGCACCACGCGCCAAAGCATCGCTGAAGCGGTGGAACTGCCCCGGCTGGTAAGGACGAAAAAAGATGGCGTATTCTGACACCTACGGACAAACGGTCAACGTACAAACTTTGATTGACCACGGCGCTCGTCGGTGCGGAAAACTGGCAGAGGAACTGACTTCTGAGCAGGTCTTATCTGCACGTCAGTCGCTTGGCTTCTTGCTCTCCAACCTCATCAACCGTGGCATCCAATACTGGTGCATTACCAAAGAGGTCATTGGCCTTACCCCAGACAAATACCGCTACACCCTGCCTGATGGGGCTGTAGACACGCTCAACGTGCTGTATCGCACCATGAACCGCCCAGATGGGGCATACACCTCCTCTGCGGGTGGCGTGGTCGCAAACCTCTACGATGGCAACATTGACACCTACACCCAGCAGACTTCTGCCAATGGTAATTTCACGGTCAACTATGGCGTCACAAACCCCATCTATGCGGGTTCTATCGGGTTTTTGCCCTATATCGCTGGTGGCGGGTCGGCAACGTGGAATATTTCGCTTCAATACTCGTCTGACGGGGTGACGTACTCCACGCTGGAAAACCTTGGCGCAATCGCCGTGACTGACAACACATGGGTGTGGACTGATATTGACCCCGGGCAAAACGTCGCTTTCTACCGCATCGTGGCCTCTGGTGGCACAACTTTGGCCCTGCGCGAGTGGTACATCGGCAATAACAGCACCGAGGTGATGATGTCTCGCCTGAACCGCGACGACTACACCAACCTGCCCAACAAGAACTTCACCGCAAACCAGCCCTACCAATTCTGGTTTGACCGCACCATCCCAAACCCCACAATTTACCTGTGGCCTACCCCAAGCAACGCCTTCGTGCAGATGACTGTGTGGTACTCCAGTCAAATCATGGACGTGGGCGCTTTAACTGACGAATTGCAGATTCCACAGCGCTGGTATGAGGCTGTTGTCTTCATGCTGGCTCACCGTATGAGCCTCGAACTGCCTCAAGTTCCAATGGACAGGGTTGGCTATCTGGAGAAGATGGCTGAGAAGTACCTGTACGAAGCAGAGCAGGAAGAGCGCGACAAGTCACCGATTTACTTCGCCCCTAACATTTCCGTGTACACGAGGTAACCGATGCCCATTTTCTTGGACACAACGGGCCTGACTTCACTTGCCATCGCGGTATGCGATAGATGCAAGATGAAGAAGCCGTATGTGAACTTGAGACCCGATGGCAACTCCCCCGGCCTCCGCGTCTGTGGCGACGGGTGCTGGGACACGCTCGACCCCTACCGTTTGGCGGCACGGAAAACCGAAAGAATTAACCTTCGGTTTGCACGCCCTGATGTGAGTGTTGCGGCAAACGACAACTTCCTGATGACTGGAAGCCAGAACTTGGACGGCTCAAGCCAGTTCCAGATTTCGACCGAACAAAATACTCAAACCCCCACCAACACAGGGAACAAGGACACGATTGCACCTAACCCTCCAGACAATACGAGTACATAAATGTCAGCACAAGTAACCATACTCCAATTACCTGCGGCTGGTGCTATTACTGGCACTGAGTCAGTTCCTATTGTCCAAAATGGTGTGACGGTGCAGACGACCACGGGCGCGATTGCCGCCGCCCCGTCGCAACCCTACACCTACCTGACGGTCAACCAGACTCCACAACTCCCAAACAGCCGCTACGTTGGCGTGACCAATGGCTTGGTGCTGACTGATGCTGGCGCTCAAGGACTCTTTAATATCAGCACCACAGGCGCTTTGTTGTCCTTGGTGAACTCCAGTGCTGGCATACAGGTCAAAACCGACGCTACGACCCTTGTGAACCGCTCTATCGCCATCACTGGCGCTGGTCTGAGCGTCACCAACGGCGATGGCATCGCAGGCAATCCAACGCTTGGACTGACGGGCCAAGTCCTGAACCTTGCCAACGCGAGTTTCAATGGCTTCATGGTGCTGACAAGTGGTGGCGCAATCACCTCGACTACCTTGGTGGGTACAGCAAGCCAGATTGGCATCACGAACACGAATGGCGTGGGCAACCCAGTATTCACGATTGCGGACGACGCAATATTCCCCGGCACTGGGGCCATCACCGTCCCCATCGGAACCACAGGCCAACGCCCCTCCTCCCCCGTTTCGGGCATGATTCGCTACGACACCACCGACGGTGCGTACTACGGCTATGCCACAGGTGCATGGAGACAGTTTTCGCTTGCTGGTGGCGTCACCTTGGTCAACACTGGCACTGGCCTGACGGGTGGCCCAATCACTGGTGTTGGCACGATTTCGCTTGCTGACACCACTGTTACGGCTGGCGCTTACGGCTCTTCTACTGAGGTCGGAACCTTTACCGTCAACGCACAAGGCCAGTTGACTGCCGCCGCCAACGTGGCAATCAGCGCCTCCGCGATTGGCGCAATCACCACCATCAACGGCACTGCAAACGAAATAACCGCAACAGGTGCATCAACTGTCACACTGTCTTTGCCTGCGGCCTTGACCTTCACAGGCAAGACCATCACAGGTGGCGCGTACACAGGCGGGTCAATCAACAGCACCACCATTGGCGCAACGACTGCCAGTTCTGGTGCTTTCACAACCCTGACGGCCTCTTCCAGCGCCAGCGTGGGTGGTGACACTGTAGCGACCCTGAATGCGACCCAGACCTTGACCAACAAGTCCATGTCTGGCTCTGCGAACACGTTTACCAACATCCCCAACAATGCGTTGACCAACAGCACGATTGTTTTGGGAACGACCACTATTGCCTTGGGTGGTACTTCACTGACTCCTGCTGGATTAACCAGCGTGACGGTGACCCAAAACCCAGTAGCGGCGCTTGACTTGGCAACCAAACAGTATGTGGATACCTTGGTGTCTTCTGGCATCACCTACCACGCACCAGTCAAGTACGAAGTGCCTTCAGGCAACCTTGTCGCGACATACAACAACGGCGCGGCTGGTGTTGGCGCTACGCTGACCAACGCAGGCGCTTTGGTTGCGTTCACTCCTGATGGCACGGTTGCCTCGGTTGCTGACCGCATCTTGATTTACAACCAGACCAACCAAGCCGAAAACGGTGTCTATGTCGTCACGACCGTTGGTAGTGGCTCAGTGCCTTGGGTGCTGACTCGTGCATCAGATGCTGACACCTATGCCCTGAAGAGTCCAAATGCCTTGGGTGAGGGTGATGCCTTCTTCATCACGTCAGGAGCCACAGGCGCTGGCGAGACCTACGTCTGCAACACGGTTGGCGTGATTACCTTTGGCACGACTGCAATTACGTTTGTCCAAATCTCTTCTGCGCAAATCTATTCCGCTGGCACAGGCTTAACCCTAACTGGCACGCAGTTCAGCATCAGCAACACTGCGGTCTCCGCAGGGGCATATGGCTCTGCAACCCAAGTCGGTACGTTCACAGTCAATGCGCAGGGTCAATTGACCCTTGCAGGCAACACCACGGTGACTCCAGCGGTCGGCTCCATCACTGGGCTGGGTACTGGCGTAGCGACTGCCTTGGCAATCAACGTAGGCTCTGCTGGCGCTATTGTGGTCAACGGTGGGGATTTGGGTACGCCAAGCAGTGGCGTGGTCACAAACTTGACTGGAACGGCCTCCATCAACATCAACGGTACTGTGGGTGCTACGACCCCAGCAACTGGTGCATTTACGACCATCTCAGCGTCTGGCGTCATCACTTCGACCGTTGTGACTGGTACGGCTCCATTTACCGTTGCATCGACCACAACCGTAGCAAATTTGGGTGCGACCAACACTGTCAATACAGCGGTGACGGCGGACTCAACCAACGCGACGAACTACCTCACTTTTGTGAGCGCTACTAGCGGAAATCTGGGTCAATTGGTAAACTCATCAATAACTTGCAATCCCTCGACTGGTGTGCTAACTGGCGGGATTTCTGGAGGAACTTTCTAAAATGTCGGCAACAAATTACACACCAATTCAGTTGTACAGAAGTACAACGGCGTCTGCCGTTCCTCTGGCGGCGAACCTCGCGGCTGGCGAACTTGCACTCAATATCGTTGACGGCAAGCTGTACTACAACGACAGCGGTACGGTCAAGCTGTTGGCAAGCAACGCCTCCACCACGGTGGTCAACACCCTGTCGTTTGGTACGACTGGTCTGACCCCATCGACTGCGACTTCGGGCGCAATCACTGTGGCTGGCACTCTGGTGGTTGCAAACGGCGGCACAGGACTCACCACAATCACCGCAGGGCGCATTTTGTACGGCGCTGGTACGTCAGCCCTCGGAAACTCCGCAAGCCTCTTCTGGGACACCGCAAACAGCCGTTTTGGTGTGAATACGGCAACTCCAGCCGTCACAGCCGCTTTGGTGGGTACTGATGCGCTTTTGATTCCCGTGGGTACAACCTTACAGCGTCCAACAGGCGCGGCAGGCTATTTGCGGTTCAACAGCACGACGGGCGAGTTTGAAGGCTACAACGGCACTGCATGGGCATCGGTGGGTGGCGCGGCAATCAGCAACGACACCAGCACCACAAGCAACATCTACCCCATCTCTGCGGCGGCAACTTCTGGTACTGCCTCGACGGTGTACACCTCGAACGCCAAGTTTTTGTACAAGCCTTCTACTGGCGAACTACAAGCAAGCGAGATGGTGGCAACAAACGGCTTGCTGGTGAACTCAACTACAGTGAGCGCAAGTTACACCATTCAGTCTGGCTACAACGCATTCTCGGTTGGCCCAGTCACTGTGGCATCAGGTCAATCTGTAACCGTCTCCAGTGGTCAACGCTGGCTCGTTCAATAAGGATAAAAAATGGCATCAACTATTAACGCATCAAGCACAGGCTCTGGGGGTTTAATCACCACTGGTGATGCTTCTGGCGAACTGGCGCTACAAGCCAATGGCGTGACCAAGGCGACGGTGAACGCAAGTGGTATGGCAATGGCTTCCAACCAGACCATCAGCACTGCCAACACCTATGGGTTCAAAAATCGGCTTATCAATGGAAACATGGAAATTAGCCAGAGAGATGGCACTGCAAGTGTTACGGTAACAACGGATGGCGTCTACGGGCTTGATAGATATTTGATGAGTTCAACCGCCTCTAGTAAATACAGTTATCAACAAAATGCTGGTAGCGTGACCCCTCCTGCTGGGTTTGCATACTATTTGGGCATAACATCTTTGTCGGCTTATACGCTTTCTTCAACGGATTTCTTTGGTACGCAACAAAGAATTGAAGGCTTAAATAGTTATGATTTGGACTGGGGAACTGCCAACGCAAAGACCGTTACTTTGTCATTTTGGGTGCGAAGTTCGTTGACAGGAACTTTTGGGGGTTCATTGCGTTCTGGCAATTTTGGCATTTGCTACGCTTATAGTTACACCATCAATGCCGCAAATACTTGGGAGCAAAAAACAATAACAATTGCTGGGCCAACATCAGGAACTTTTTACAACACTAACGCTCTTGGTTTATCAGTGATATGGTCATGGGGTTGCGGTAGCACTTATTTAACTTCAACCCTCAATACTTGGCAGTCTGGTACTTTTTTAGCACCGACTGGTCAAACAAATGTTGTTGGAACAAACGGTGCAACTTTTTACATTACAGGGCTTCAGCTAGAAGTAGGCTCTCAAGCAACATCGTTTGACTTCCGTAGCATTGGGCAAGAATTGGCGCTGTGTCAGCGGTACTTTGTAAGTTTTGGCGGCGATTCTGTTTATCAAAGATTTGGCATTGGAATCAATCAGTCTGGCACAAACGGATACCCGATTGTAAATTTGCCAGTTGTGATGAGGACGTCGCCAACATTGACATTTTCGTTGGCGGCAGATTTTTCTATGTGGAATGGCAACACAATAATATCAGCCGCCAATTTGGTAGTAGACCAAGCATCAACAACAAATGTCTCTCTTAATGTTTCAGTTACTAGTGGCTTGACCGCAGGAAATCCAATAGGATTGCTTGCTTCTAACACGCTAAATTCGCGTTTAAGATTTTCTGCGGAGTTATAAAAATGATTCAATACAAACTTCAAAAAAATTCATTTGGTGATGCGTCTTCTGTGGGCGTTGTTGGACAGAACATAAGCATCCCATTTGACCCCGCCAACACGGACTATGAGAACTTCAAATACCAAATCAACCATGATGAGGCTACCCTTGAAGACGCTGATGGCAACGTCATGTCACCTGACGAGGCAAAAGCCTATGTCGCAACTTTGCCTTGAGGAGAAATAAATGGCATACGGAACAGTAAACGCTGAACAGATGACCACGCAGTCTGGCTTCACGCTAGGTGCTGGTAATGCGTCATCGTTCAAAAACAGAGTCATTAACGGCAATTTTTTAATCAACCAGCGTAATGGCTCAAGCGCCGTCACAACAAGTGCGTTGCAGTCAGCGACATACTTCTCTGACCGCTGGTACTACTATGTTGATGTAATAAACAAGATGAGCCTGACGCAGTCTACTGACGCTCCTTCTGGCTTTACGTCTTCCAACCTTGTCACAGTTCTTGCAACCGACTCTGTCGGCCCAGAGCAAATGGTTCGTCAATCCATTGAGGGATACAACATTGCAGACCTTGGGTGGGGTACGGCAAACGCAAAACCCATTGTTTTGTCTTTCTGGGTGAAGTCAAGCATTACTGGGACTTTTGGAGGCAGTCTGCAAAGCAACAACAGTGGCGTTTCTTACCCTTTCTTGTACACGGTCAACGCAACAAATACTTGGGAACAGAAGTTTGTTTATGTGACAGGCCCAACAACTGGCTCGTTTGGAACAACAAACAATACTGGGGCTTTGATTAGTTTTGAGTTTGGCCCCGGTTACCAAGCCGCAACAGCAAACGCATGGACTGCAACCAACTCAACGACCGCAACAGGAGCATCAAACTTTTGCTCAAACGCTGGTGCAACAATTCGCATCACGGGTGTCCAATTTGAAGTCGGCACTGTAGCTACATCGTTTGATTTCCGTTCGTATGGTACTGAGTTGGCTTTGTGCCAGCGGTATTATGTGAATTATGCTGGTCAAAACTTTGCGATGAATCCATCTGGCAGTAACGGTCAAAACTCCAATGTTGCTTGGAATTTTTCTGTACCCATGAGGGCGGCTCCTACGGCCTCAAGCATAACGGGGATTGTCTCAAGTTACTTCACGGCTTACACAATATCTTCGGCAAGTTTAAGCACATCTTCGGTTGCTGTAACTTATTTGGTGTCAACGCTTTCAGCATTGCCGGGTTACTCATCTTGGTTGTATCTTGCCCTTACGACTTGTTCAATATCTGCGGAGTTATAAACATGATGACATACTCAATTCTTACGTCGGATATTCGCGGCGAACAAAAGCAAATCTGCGTATTGCGCTCAGATGGCGCATCAATTCCGTTCGACCCAGACAACACCGACTACCAAGCCTACCTAAAGTGGCTTTCCGAAGGTAACACTCCACTCCCTGCTGATGAAGGAGCAAAATAATGCCATTTATCGTTGACGGAACAAACGGCGGGTTCTTCCCCTCATGGACGACCGCTACACGCCCTGCAAGCCCTGCTGTGGGTCAGATGGGGTACAACACCACGATTGGTCAGTTTGACGCCTACACGTCTGGTGGTTGGGTATCTGTGCTGAATAGCAGTAGTCCACAGTCTCAACTACCTTCAAACATCTCTGGCAACGGCCCTCTTTTAATAAGCGGCACAGCACCCGGCATAAGTGTTACAGCCAACACTGCAACCACATTTACAACATATGGCGCAAGTGCGGTTGACACAGCAAGTGCTTTTAACATCGCAAATGGCAGATTTACGCCGCAAGTTGCAGGATACTATCTGGTTAATGCGTGGACTGGATGGGATAGCAACGGCATAAGTTCAGGCGTTATTAGCACCAACATTTACAAAAACGGTTCGGCTTATGCATATTCTGCAATTGGCTCTAGTAGTACTATTTATCCAAAAATTGAGGCGGTTAGCCTTGTTCCAATGAATGGAACAACTGATTACATTACGGTTGCCGCTTTTTTTATTGGCTCCGGCACAGCAACCAATGTTTATGCACAACTACAAGTAGTTTTGATAAGGGCCGCATGATGACACTCTACGAAAAAATCAAATCAATCTATCCGCAACTTGACAATATGGAATTTCGCCAAGTGCATGGAAGCATCTCTTTGTTCAAAGAAGGTGACCTTGAGTGCATCGTCAAATGGGAACACCCAACACTGCCTCGTCCAACTGACGAGCAACTGGCATAAGAAAGGGTGAACCGCTGACCCATAACAGCGGATATTTTTGAAGGAAATGGCAATGGAAAAACTGACTCTCTCAACACAACTGGTCAACCAGATTCTTGGCTACCTTGGCACGCGCCCGTACCAAGAGACTTTTCAACTGATTGAGGCTTTGCAGAAGGAAGCGCAAGCCAGCATCGCAGAGCAACCAAAAGCGGAGTAAACATGGAAGGGGTTCACGAATTAGCCAACGAGACCGACAAGCGTTTAAGCGTTCACGAAGCGATTTGCGCCCAACGGTACGAGGGCATTCAGGCCCGCTTTGATGATGGTTCCAAGCGCATGACCAAGATTGAGTATCTCTTGTATGTACTTATCTTGGCTGTGTTGCTTGGCCCCGGCGTTGCCGCCGACTTTGTAAAACGAATTTTGGGGATGTAAATAAATGAGCGAGAGCAACGACATAGCAATCATCAAGGCGCAAGCCGCCGTAGAACTCAGCAAGATGGAGGCATCTTCGCCCGCCAAAGACGTTGCTGGAAGAGCAATTGGCAAGCAAGGACTGTTTTACATCACGCTGATTGTGGTGATTGGTGTTGGGGCATCCCTTTTTTTGGAAGAGAGCAAGATAGCCGCCGTGATGGGGCTACTAGGCTCTGCGCTTGTGGCTTTGATTTCCATGCTGAATGGCATCGCTGGAGCCACCCCAAAGCAAGAGAAGCCAGAGTTTGAGGTGATGAAGCAACTCATCGACAAGCTGGACAAACTTGCCGAGAAAGAACCCCCAATGTCTGTGACGGTCGAAGGCGACAAAGTCACCGTCAAGAAGGGTAATGACACCATTCAAACCGCCAAGGGGGAGTAATGATTCCAATCGTTGCATCACTGCTCGGTACATTGGCCCAGAATGGTCTGGGCCTTTTGTCATCTGCGATTCAAGCAAAGGGTAAGGAAGTTGTTGAGACCACGCTGGGCGTGAAAATCTCTGACAACCCATCGCCTGCTGAAGTCGAGAAACTGCGCCAGCTTCAGTTTGACCACGAAGAGCGTCTGCTTGAGTTGGGCATCGAGAAGGCCCGCATTGAGCAGGAGGAACTCAAAGCCCTCCTCGCCGCGCAGGCCAATCAAGAAGACAACGTCAGCAAGCGCTGGCAGGCAGACATGACCTCTGACTCTACGTTGTCCAAGAACATCCGCCCCTTGACCTTGGTGTACATCCTGACCGCCTACCTGCTGTTTGCGGGCTTGAGCGCCGCAGGCATTGACGTCAACGAAGCCTACGTCAACTTGCTAGGCCAGTGGGGTATGTTGGTGATGAC